GAGTGAAACAGGACAGTTTGTGGGAATGGGTGGCTTTACCTCCACAAGAAGATCCTCCAAGTAAAAGTGACTATATTTTGACTCTTAGTTTTTCAAAGACATTGAAGGCTGAAAAATGGTGTTTCTCAGCCTTTACTGTTGCTGAATTAGGAGGGATGTTGCCAGTAGTAATTGATTTATGGGGAGAAGAAGCAAACATAATTATTTCAAAAGGTAAATTTTCTAAAGATTATTGTATTGATTATCTTGGTAATAATAAGGAAATTAAAAAAAGCGATAAAAATCTTTCTAACGCTTTGGCCAAAATGCTTGTTTATTTACTAGAAGTTAAACTATTAAAAATTAAAAAGGGAGGTAAACATGGCATCACGCAAATTTAGCAAGATGTATATGTTGGAGGTTAAGGCTAATAATACTCAAGAGGCCAGAATTGAGTATTTGATTAATACCTTGGTGGCAGTAGTTTTGAGGGTTTTCCCAACCGCTAAGGTTAAGTTAGATATTATGGATAAGGAGGAATAATATGAAAAATACTCAAAAAGAACTTCAAGATGATTTTTGTGTCTTAGCGGTATTCTTAATTTGTTTGGTGGTTGGAATGATCGCCGGTCTTTTTTACCTGACCGCTAAAGGATATGGCTCAGTAGTAAGGCAAGGGCTAGACAGTTATAGCCATATAGTTTTAAAATAACGGATAGGGTTACTTCTGCCTCGCCCTTTGTTTTCTTATTCAAAGGTGGTTTTAGTTGTAGCTCTGTTAGGGTCTGACGAGAGAAAACCAGTCTACAAAGCTGGCAACCCCGGCGCGACTCCGGGCAGATCCACTAATTTACACATGTTTCCATGTTTTGTTTCTTGCGATAAGTCCAATTGTGCTTATGTCTACTTTGTATATTTTGGCTATTTCTTTATATGTTATTTTGTTTATTATTTGTTTTTTAATTTGTTTGACTTGTTGTTCATGAAGTTTGGAAGATGGGTTTTTACTTCCTTTTAATCCATTTTTCCCTTTGAGCCGCCCCTTTTTAGAGGCATCTCGGAGGTTATCAGTATTGGTTCCACAAAAAAGGTGGGCGGGATTAACACATGATGGGTTGTCGCAGTGGTGACAAACAAATTTTCTTTGTGGAATTTCTCCTTTATAGATTCGGTAGGAAAGTCTATGGGAGTATTCTGTCTTACCGTTCACCCTTATATTTCCATATCCCTTATTGTTTTTACATCCTTGCCACCACCAACAAGTTTTTGTTTTTTTAATTTTATCTAAAAATCTCTTTTTGGTTGTTTCCTTTATCATTTAAAAAGTATATACTTATTTTATATTAAATACAAAAATAAAATATGTTAGAAATGACCGGAAAAGAGTATTTGAGGCAAGTGAAGGGAAAAAGTAAGTATGGGGCTAAATGGACTAAATGTAGTCACAACCACCTGCATCAGTCAAAAAAGGAGGCTGTTAGATGCTCTCTCCTTCATGTTTTGCAGAAGGGTGGGGTAATATCTCAATTAAAACAACAGCCCCGCTTTGTTTTGCAGAAAGGGTATGATTACGAGGGTAAAAAGATCCGCCGGCTATGTTACTTCGCTGATTTTTCTTATTTAGAAGATGGAGTGAAGGTAATAGAAGACTGCAAGGGATATCGAACCAATGTTTATAGAATAAAGAGGAAATTGGTACTACCAATAATCAAGAAGCGTGGCTACCGTTTTATTGAGACATAGATATCTGCTAGAATAGTTTAGTTAGTAAAACGGAAAAATCGATTATGACAAATAAGAAGCCAAAGAAACCAAAGAAACTGAAGGAATCAAGACTTTACAAGCGTAAAAAATTTGAGAAGTTTTTAGAATTACTGAGGGGAAATACATCACATCATTGGGTACAGATAGCTAGTGCTTTGGGTGTTAATCCTGTAACGATTACTGCTTGGAAAAAATTACCAATGGCACAAAAGGCTATTCGTGATGGGATAGATAAGGCAATGGAGGGAATGGAAAAGGCTGGAAAAGATGATTGGAAAATGTGGGAGAGTAAGTTAAAAATGTTAGGTGTTACTCCAATAGAAAGGAAAGATTTGACAAGCGGAGGTGAAAAATTAGAGGGTTTAGTAGTTGTCAGAAATGGAAATAAAACTTAGCTCATGGCAAACAACTGTATGGGATGATAATCATAGATACCAAGTAATTAATTGTGGTAGAAGAGCCGGTAAGTCAACTCTTGTGGCATTAAAGATGACTGAGTTCGCCATTAAAAATTCAAAGGTTGACGTGTGGTATATTGCTCCGACTTATAAACAGGCAAAACAAATAATGTGGTTAATGTTGGCTGATATTGTTCCTTCAAGTGCTATTGAAAAACGTAATGAAACAAATTTATCAATTTTCCTTAAAAATGGGTCAAGGATTCTTTTAAAGGGTGCAGATAATCCAGATTCGCTAAGGGGTGTCAAGATTGATTTGTGTGTGTTTGATGAGTGTGCTTTCATTGTTAGGTGGGACGAGGTGTGGAAGGTAATTAGACCGACTCTGGTCGACTCTAAGGCTTGTGTTATGTTTATTAGTACTCCTAATGGTTTCAACCATTTTAAAGACATGGCGGACAAGCAGGATTTTAATTGGAATTATCATCATTTTACTAGCTATGATAATCCTTATTTACCAACGGAAGAATTAAATCAGATGAAAACGGAGATGGACTTAGATTCGTTTGCTCAAGAAGTAATGGGAGAGTTTAGAAAAATGAGTGGAATTATTTATAGGGATTTTGTGCGTAATGTTCATATGGTAAAGATTCCAATATTAGATAGTAATTATACTTTTACTAGGACATTAGACTTTGGTTATGGACATAAAACAGCTTTAATTTATTTTGCTATTAATAGCACTGGTGATGCTATTTATGGTTACGATGGGTTATATAAATCTGGTCTAGTAGAAAGTCAAATTGCTGATGTTGTTAAGACCAAAGATGCTGGTAGAATAATTACTAATCCGGTAGCAGATTCAGCTCAACCTATGAGTATTGCACAATTAGATGAGTTTGGTGTTAGTTTTAATCCAGTAGAAAAGGGTCCGGACTCAGTTAAAAATGGAATTGTTAAGGTAGCAGAGTTATTAAAAGTCAGAGCTGATACTGGTAAACCCACATTAATGTTTAATAAGGATTTAATGTGGATAGCTGATGAATTTGAAACTTATAGATGGATTGAGAATAAGGCGTTAGGTGGGGTAATAAAAGAAGTTCCATTAAAAGTAAATGATGATGCGATGGACACGATTCGTTATTTTGCTATGAGTTATCAAAAACAGAGAGAACCAGAAAGTGCTACTGTTAATAAAATTAAGTTTGATCCCTATGACTAAACCATTCGGCCCTGAAAAAATAGAAAAGATGATCTTGGTACAAGTTTCTGCTAAGGAAGCTGATTTGATTAAGAGATTAAGAAAATACTCGTATGGTCAGATAGTGGTTTTTAAAGCAAATGGTATTTTAACTCGGATTGAAATTAAAGATAGTCAGATGTTAAGAGACGATGGTGGTCTTGACCTAGCTATCCAATAACCTTATCATTAGGTATGATTGATTCAATGCCGGTACCTATTAGTAGAAGGGAGTTTCCACGACTTACTTTAAGACAAGAAGATTTGGCTGGTCTTGGAATTTGGGAAGTAAACAGTCAACACTACCTTGTTATAAAAGTAGAACTGGTGGCTAAGAGGAATACAAAGGCTTTGGGAATTGATGGATTGAAAGACAGACAGAAGATTGAGGGTACATTTCAAGTATTGAATGTTAAACCTCTTGGAAACAAGCCAATTGATGCTAAAACACTAGAAAAAGAAGACATGGAAAGAGTAGTGGCAGATGTCAGAAGTGGTAAGATGTAGGTACGATGCCTAACCCTACAAAAGATCCAACGATATACAATTTAACCCTAACTGTTGCTGATACAGAATATTTACAAGCTTTGCCGTCTAGTACGAGAGAATTTAGAGTCAGGTGTAGAACTTTGTATGATGTGAGATATGCGTGGGAAACAGGCAAGGTTGCTGGCCCAGTTGTTCCATACGCAACAATATTTGCCGGACTAGAATATCGTGGGGACAATAGTGATATTACTGGTAAAAAGTTATATTTAGCTTCGGGTACTGCTGGGGTGGTGGTGGAAATTGAAGTGTGGGTATAAAACATGAAAGAAACAACAGGTATACCAATCGGTTTGTTAAACACACAATATCTTAGGTTAGATTGTTCTAACGATCCTCTTACTGGCACACTAGACGGTGCCAACCTTGATTTTACTGGTCATGCGGCTATTGGTGCTGATGCTAGTGTTGGAGTTTATACAATCCTTGACATAGATGAAACGCTTGCCTTTAGAGACACTACTGGATATGGCATATTTGCTGATCTTTATCTTGAACCTCCTGGTGTTTTAAGTGCCGCTACTCATCTTGTGGCTATGGATATGCAAGCTCAATGGAATGGGGCAGTTGATGGCAGTGTTCACGCCTCAGTTCAAGGCATTAAAGGTGAGGGTGTTAATAGAGCTGCGGTACAACCAATAAATGAAATTGTTGGTGTTTATGGCAAGGCAAGTAATCTTGGTATATCAGATGTAACAGAGGCTATTGCCGGTTTGTTTAATGTTGCGAATGATGATGCTATTGGTACTGAATTAGGTGACATAACTAATGCGTATTCGTTACTGGCTAGAGCCTATACTGATAAAGACACAGGTGTTATTACCAATAGATATGGCCTATACGTTGAGGATATTACTGGTGGGGGAACAACGACTAATCAATATGGCATTTACTGTCCGGCCTTAGTTGGTGGGGGAACAAACCTATTTATTAACAATGTATCTGCCGCTTCAAATTTTGGTTCAGGAAACATCGTTACCACGGGTACTCTTGGAGCAGGAGAATCGACTTTAGACAGACTTGGCGTACACACATCACCAAATGCTACATCAACAATTTATACCAGAGAAATCTTTACGGAAGTAGATTGTGGTAGGAAAGGTATACATTCTGACCCAGAACTTCAACCAGCAGGTGCATTGGGAGGGATTACTACACTTCACGGCGCTCTCTTGCAAGGTCATTGGGAGACAATTGAAGATGGCGGCACTTATGCGTATTTATACGGTGCGGAAGGTACGGTTCACACAGACTTCGTATCCGGTGGTGGAAGTGGAGACCTTTTGTCTGCTATTGGATTATGGGGTAGAGTAAGACACCGTTCAGATGGCAACATCACAACCGCAATAGGAGTCAAAGGTGATATTTATAGTGATGGGGATTTAACCAATAATGGTGATATTACCAGAGCTTCTTCGTTTCTTGCTACTGCCGATGCTACCAAAACCACAGGAGTATTAACTACACGCATTGGGTACGACATTGAGGACATTGCAACCGCCACATATACTACAGACCAATACGGAATTTACTGTCCTGCTCTTATTGGGGCAACTGGTGACAATCTATTTATTAAGAATGTTTCAGCAGCTTCAGATTTCGGAACAGGAACTATTGCTTGTGGGGCAATAACACAAAGTGGAACTACTTTAGATGATACCTATATGAATGTAACTGGTGATACAATGATGGGTGCTTTGACTGTTGGTGCAGCAGGAGATAATTATGATGTTCGATTCAACTCCGATCTGTCTGGTAACTACTTTTTGTGGGATGCAAACTACGGCACTGACTTAGATGGTAGTGTAATCATACATTTTGACAATTCCACGCAAAGGGCCTTGGACGCTACAATGCCTGGCTTTATTATGACCGATGGCTCTATCTCCTGTGGTTTATTTAGAAACTTTGAACATGAGGATGCTGGGTTGAGGTTGGATATGGGATGGGGAGGTGCTAATGGAGGCAACTTTGAGCTTTATCACAAGAGTAATACAGATAGACCAGGGCAATTTCGGGTAATTTATGGTGGAGGGGATTACGGTCACATAGAGTTTAAACATTACACTGGGGCTGTATGGAATGTGGTAGGTGGGTTTGATAAGGATGGCAGGTTTGCTGCAGGATATAAGTACGATTATTTTCCTAACGGCGCTAATGGGACTGTGGCTATGGCACATCCTTTTCAAGTGTATAACGAAGCAACAACCGTTGTATCTTATATTAATATTACTGGAGGAGCTTTATTTAGCGATACGGTGCAAACAGCTGGTGGCAGAATAGTAGACACAACTCGCCAAACAACCACCTATACCGCCTTAGTTACAGATGATGCTATTTATTGTGATACTGACGGCGCGGCATGGACTCTTACATTACCGGCAGGGGTTGATGGTCAAAGGTTCTTTATTACTAATTGTGGCAGTAGTGGGAATGATTTAACCATAGATGGAAATGGGGCAGAAGAGATAAATGGAGAAACAACACAATTGTTAAGTGATGAGGATTCTATTATAATTATTTTTGAAACCACCGAGGGGTGGCGAGTATTCTAATATGTCACTAATATCACACTTACCAGAAATAGGAGCAGGAATTGTCGGCAGAGCTGTTACCGATACGCTTTATGTTTCACCAGAGGGCGCAGGAACTAACGGAAAGACCTGGGGTGGGGCTTTTACAACGATTCCGGCGGCGTTAGCTGTAGCAAGCACAGATGGGGACGATCTTACTTTGATAAACATTTCCCCTCATGCAACTAATTACGATATAGACATTACCGGTGATCCAACTTATACCGGTAACTATATTCTTAAAGGCTCACATAGGAATTGGGCTAAAATAACAAATACAAATGCTGATAATGGAGGCGCAACCTCTATTTTGAAGTTTACTGGCAAGGTGGCCCTAATAGACCTGAATTTTTACCTTGGAACAGGTCTAAACGGTGTCATTATGACTCATGGCGGGGTGAGGGTTTATAACTGCCAGTTTGTAGGAGAAGATTTAACTGGTGCCGCTACTGGCTTACATCTTGACCATGCTACTGGTGGTAAACACGCTAAGGTGATTGATGTTGATTTTAAGGGTGATGCTGAGTTTATGACCGCTTTGAAGATTGATCAATTCGGATATAGTAATTTTGAGAGATTAAGAATACATTCAAGCCTTAAAGGTATTCACATTCTTGGTGCAAACTCTGACCAGAATATATTTAGTAGGGTAGATATTGGTGATTGTGATCATGCTAACGGAATAGCAATAGATATTGATGCTGGAAACGAGCAACACTTTCACGATATTATTTTTCATCACAATAAAAAGAATGTAGATGATGAAGTGAAAGACCATATTTGGGGTAATATATTTGGGCAATTTCCAATTGAGATTCTTCCTGCTGATTTAGATGGTCACTTAGTAACAGCTGGTGATGCCGCTTCCGGTATTGAGGCTGATTGGGGTACCGCAGTTGTCTTTGCCGCTACCGATGAGATAGATTATCCTTTTAGAATTGTTGCCGTTCATGTTGAACCCACCGCTAACGAGTGGCATGAACTAAGGTTTAGTGTTGATTCAGGTGCGATTTATTATGACCGTGTTTTGTTTAAGGGCCAAAAAAGAGAGGGTGTTGCCGCCCCATCCGGAACCGAATTTATCTTTAATGCTAGGGTAGAGTTATATTGTCAAATGAGAAGCGAGACAGGAGGCAACGATTGTCAGGTTTGGATTGAAATACAAAAGATATAAATGTTATAATTAATAAATTAAATATTTAAAAGGGAAAAACCCATGAAGATAAAAATAAGAAATGTTATAAAAAATTACCAAGGTAATTCAATTCCATTTAAAGATTCTCCGGAAGATAAAGAAAGAGACATGATTGTTAGGGATGCTTTAAATAATGTTTTGAATGGTACAGAGATTGACCAGCAAGGACGAGCTAAACCAGAAACCAAAGAAGCCAAGGGCAGAATTTATCAATTATCTACTAAGTTGTGGAGTGTTAAAAAAGAAATTAAGCTATCAACAGAAGAAGGTGCATTTATTAAAAAGAGAGCTAGTCTTGTTGCAAACATTACACCTCTAATTTATGGTCGTATATGTGACATTATAGAAGGTAAAAATGAAGAAAAAAACAAAGACAATACAGGCAAAGCAACCAAAGCTAAAGCTTAAAGATGTTACTGGTAGAGTTAAGCTTTTAAAAGCTATTCCATACAAGGGCTGTATGGTTTATCTTCGCAGGATCGGTATAGATTATTTTGAGTTTTTAATAGTGTTTAACCGTCAAATTCACACTGCTTATTATGTACTTACTTTGGATGATAGTAAGAAAGATTTAACTAGCAGTCAGGTTGCCCAAGCTGGGGCATTGGCTATGGCTGGAGCTTGTACTACTATTGATGTTTTACTTGAGGAAGCTATAGACAAATCATCTAATGGATTGGTGAACCCATTTGAAAAAGGTAGACCAGAAGTGTTAAATTAGTATATGGAAAAAGACGAAGATCTAAAAGTAGTTCCAGTTACAGAGGCTAAAAAAGATGTGGATCGGTATAAGGGTTTAGCTCAACAGATACAGGTAGAATACAAGTTATCGTGGAAACATCAACAGGGAAAGATAGCAGAGTGGCTTAGAAGGCTTAAACTTTATAACAATCAGAAAAGAGCTAAGAAAGATGTAGGTGATACAACCATGTTTACAATTTTTCAGACAGTCTTGGCTTCATTGTATGAAGATCGACTGATGGTTAAGTTTGGTGGAAAAAAAGAAGGCGATGATGAGGCTGGTGAGAACTTAGATTCAATGGCAAAGAATGATTATGTTGATATGGAAAAAGATGAGGTTGATTATGACTGGCTTTGGGACACTCTCTTTTGTGGTAGAGGAATAGTTGCTTTACATGAATATGAGAGAGATCCAGACAACAATGTTTTCTTACCTATACCTGAAAATATAGACTTCTTAAGTTTTCTTAAAGATCCAAGAGCTAAATCAATTAATGGTAATAGAAAAGGTAGAGGTGCGGCTAGATTCATGGGTAGAGAAATAAAAATGACCAAGGATGAAGTTAAGAAGCATCCTCATGTTTTTGATAGTGATTTTAGAGGTATTAGTATTGGCAAAGGTACAATGGATTTGCTAGGTAAGGCTCAGGATGCAAGAGATATGGCACAAGGCAGAGAGGCACAAAAGAAAGGAAATGAAAAGGCTCTTGGTGTTAATGCTGAATATGATATTACTGAGTGGTATACACATTGGGAGGTCAAAGGAAAGGTCGAGAAAGTGAAGGTATGGTTAGCTAATCAAAGAGGCAAGGTAATAGGCTTACAGGTCCTTAAAAGCAAAGCTAAGAAGGTCATATGGCCATTAATAGACAGACCTTTATATCCGACTTCGCATGATTGGGATGGTACATCTATTCCTGATTTAACAGAAGATAAACAAAGAGCTAGAGCAGTTGCACAGAATTTGGGAATGGATGCGATGAAAGCTGATCTTTATCCAATGTATATTTATGACAGTAAGAAAATAACCAGTCGAAAAGATCTAAGTTTTGCTTTTAACAAGTTTATTCCGGCAGACAGCAAAGGACAGAACCTAAATAGTGCTATTATGCCAATGAATAAGGCTAATCCAAATTTGCCACTACTTACTTTCATTTATTCATCTCTTGATTTATCTGCTCAAAAGGCTACTGCTACTCCGGACATTCAACAGGGTATGCAATCAGATAAAGATAGACCGCTTGGAGAGACAAATTTACTTCAAGCTAATGTTTCTACTCGATATTCTTTATCTGCTAAGGTACTTGGATGGTCCGAAAAGAGATTTTGGAGGCAGTGGTACAGGCTTTATAAAGACAATTTTGAAGATAAGATTGATGAGAAGGTACTTAGAATAGAGGGTGCGTTTGGTCCAAAGTGGAGAACTTTAACTAGAGAAAATATTATCTCTAGTATAGATCCAGATGTAACAATTGAAAGTCAAATATTAAGCCGGGCTAAACAATTAGAAGAGAGACAATCGCTAACTCAATATTTTGGCTTTGCTTTGCAAGAACCAACTAGCAATAGACGCTGGGGATTAAAGAAGTTAGGTAAACTTCATGGTCTGGAAAAAGATGAGATTGATAGATTATTCCCTCCAACTATTGATGAAAGGATTGCTGAGGATGAAAACATTTTGTTAAACAAGAACGAACTAGCCGAAGTAAAAGTAGAGGACGATCATAACGTCCACTTAGAAATGCACTCAAAGGCTTCGGATACTAAAGCAGCTAAAGCACATATTGAAACTCATAAGAAAGCCTTGTCTATTAAAAAAGTAAATCCTGAGTTTTTTCCACCAGATGAAGAAGTGACTGATTTTCAAGGACAAGATAGTGAAAAATTAACACCACCAAATTCAACAGGAGGTACTGGATCGGTTGCTCCAAGCAGATCACCCGGACAACCAGTAGGAAGAGCATGAAAGATATCTTATTTGATACAAAAGAAAAAAGACAGTTAGCAATTAGTACCTTTAAAGACGGAATGGAACATCCGTTTTGGATGTTGATGAGTCAGATGTTAGAAGCTGATATGGCAACTCTTAAAGTGTGTATTTTGGCTGGTGTAGATGAGGAGGGGCAACCTGCTAACAAAAAGAAGATGGATATGCTTAGAGATCGTTTAAAGGTCTATCAAGACTTATTAGATGCTCCAAAAAAAATGATTGGAAAACTTACTCAAGTAAAAGTAGATAAGCCTAACTTTGATCCTTATTTAACAGATGCAGAGATAGCAAAAGAAAGAAGAATTAACAGTTGACAATAATATACTAACAGTTTATCTTTAAGTATTAATAAAACGGAAAAACCGAATTATGAGTGAAGAAGATAATACCCCAGAATTAGTTTTAGACGATGTTGTTGCGGTTGAACCAGACGATCTTACTGATGAACATAGAACCTTTTTAGAAGAAAACAAGGCTGATCTTACTGATGAACAAGCTGAAAAATTTGGAATTGAAAGGGAAGAAGAGGAAGAGGAAGAAGAACCAAGAACAAGAATCGCCCCTACTCCCACTAAGAAAATAGAAGAAGAAGAGGAAATAGACCCTGATGACCAAAAAAGAATAAGCAAGATTGTAGACCAAAGGATGAAGGAAGCTGGAGTTGGAGATACTAGAAACCAGCTAGAAGTTGATGCTGCTATTAGAAATGATTCAGAGTTGGCTTCTTATCGTGATAGAGCCTTGAAATATATGAAGGTTCATCCAACCCTAGTCGCTCAAGATGCTCTTGCGATTGTGTCTGGCAAAGATAGAGAAAAAATAGGTGCTAAAAAGGAAAGAGAGGCTATAAAGAGGGCAAATGAAAGTGTAGGTAGTGGTACAAGCGCTAGAAAAACAACTCCTTCTGCTGGAAAGGATTGGAGCAAGGCATCACCGGAAGAGATGGCAGCCAAAAGAGATGAGGTACTTGGAAGAAATTAAATATTATAAAATTAAATACTATGGCAAATACAATTGGAAAAAAAATAGAAATTGGTCTAACTATTAGGAAGTTTAAAAATGAGGATGGGGGAGGAAGTGATCCTTTAAATAGAGTAGAGGGTGTGGTTTCTAAATTTAGGGTTTACGAAATGAATAAATATGATTTTCTTACAATTAGAGAAGCATTAGAAAAACTTAATAAATTAATACAGGAGTAAAACATGACAGAAATAAAAAAGGAAGATTTACAAAAATTAACAGTAAAAGAATTAAGAGTAATGGTGGTTAAGTTGGGAATGGCCGAAGATGCTGCTGAGGTGTTTGAAACCAAGAAACCTCTTATTGCTACTATTACTACTCTTCGTGCTAATGCTTCTGCTCCATCTGTTAGTAGGGGTCAGTTAAAGAAAGATAAAAAACAATATCTTAGTAAGAAAGAGACAATGAGAGCATTGTTGATGGATCAACCTAGGATAAGAATATTAATACCAACTCAAGGAAAGGAGAAGCCTGGAGATGTACGATGGATTCACAATAAAATAAGTAAAAGAAAAGAACAAGTTTTAATTAGTGGTGCTTATACCCCAGTACAATTAAATGGTTTTAAGTGGATTGTTCCACACGGTATTTATGTTGAAGTACCACAACAAATTGCAGATGTAATAAGTGATTCTCAAAACATGACAAATCTAGCTGGAAAATCACACCTTATTGACAGGGTCGATCCCAAGACTGGAAAACCCATGGCAGATAAGTTGAGTTACTAAAAAAATTAGTCTCTTGACAATAGAACTGCAATTCGTGTATATTTGATTAGTTAGCGATAACGGAAAAACCGGCGCTGAGCTTTTTGCTCGGTGCTTTTTTTGTTATTAAATTAATAAAAACAATAAAACTATGGCAGACATGACAACAAGAACAGAAATTCCCGCAGAAGTTAATAACTGGTATAACAAAGTTTTACTTGACAGAGCAACACCGTCTTTACTTCATAATCGTTATGCTCAAGTAAAAGACTTGGGTAGCAATTCAGGTACAAATGTAATTAAGTTTAGAAGATATGGAGTTTTATCAGCCGCTACAACAGCTTTAACCGAAGGTGTAACGCCAGCAGGTAGTGAGCTTTCAACAACAGAGCTTACAGCTACAGTTTTGCAATATGGTGACTATATAACAGTAACAGATATTGTTGATATGCAAAGCTACGATCCGGTGCTTTACGGAGTCGCAGAAGATATCTTGGGCGATCAAGCAGGACTTACACTAGATACTCTTTGTAGAAACATAATTGCTGCCGGTACAACTATCCAATATGCTTCAACAGCCATAACAACTGCAACAGTTGGTCCAGCCATGAAATTGAATAGAGCCGAAGTAAAAGAAATGGTTAAGACTCTTAGAGGAAACAACGCTAAGCCTGTTATGAGAATGATTAATCCTTCAACTGGTTACAATACAACTCCAGTTGGCAAATCATTCATCGGTATTATAAGTGAAGATACTCTTTACGATTTAGATGATGCTACAGGCTGGATTCCAGTTGAGAAATATCCTAATAAATCTAATGTAATGGAAGATGAAGTTGGCTCATTAGCCAACGTCAGATTCTTAATGACGACTAATGCTGCTACTAAAACTGGCACATTGGTTACTACTGTTCATCAAACCTTGATTTTTGGTACTAGGGCTTATGCTCAAACAAGAATCTCAGGTCATGCTTTGGTTAATATCGTTAAACCTTTGGGTGACAGTGGAACAGCAGATCCTTTAAATCAAAGAGCTACAAGCGGCTGGAAAGCTACTTATACCGCTAGGATTTTAAATCAAAGCTGGATCGGTTCAATAGAACACGCAGTTACAGAATAAAAATTATTAAATTATTAAATAAAAAACTATGGCAATAACATCAACACAATCAGCAGATAAAGGTATCGTACAGCGAGCAGTCGGATCTTATCTTGACACCGGCACCGCTGCCGCTTTTACAATTACTACTGGTTTTAAACCTCGTTATGTAAAGGTAGTGAATGAAGATGGTGATTGTTATTATGAATGGTTTGAAGGTATGGCAGACTCAGAAGCAATGAAAATGCTTACTGGTGGAACTTATGCAAAGATGACTACTCATGGGATTATTCCTCTTGCTTATGGCTTCACAGTTGGCCTTGATACAGATATCAATGTAACCAGCCAGCAATTAAGCTGGGTAGCTTTCGGTTAAAAAATTAGTTAGATAAAAATATGAACAGAGCGCAAATAAACTCAGAAGTAACTCACGGAAATCTTGGACTTGAAAAAGTTCTTAATGCACTTGCTTTAGCAGATGGTTTACCCCCAACAGAAGGTAATACTTATGTTGTTATTCCCGCTACTGATACAGCTTATGGTGAATATGTAAATAGATATCAAGAGATTTACGCAGATGGTACGGCTAGGATTCAAACAAGTGTATCTACTGCCTATGATGCGACTACTACCAACAGGGGCGACTTAATTTTACTTTCTGGTGCTGGCGCTCATGCAATAACATCAATGTTGACTGTTGCTAAAAATCGAATTCACTTTATCGGCATGAATTTAAGAGGTGGAAATGGAGTTGGGATGGGAGCAAGATCAAGAATTACAATGGGAGATAGCACAGTAGCGGCAGACATCGCTTTAATGCAAAATACTGGAGTAGGCAATACTTTCGACAATATCAAATTTGACAGTTCCAGCACAGAAGCTTTAAGCATCTGGGGTGTAGCTGAGGGCGGAGAATATACAATCTATAGAAATTGTGAGTTCTACAAATCAACTG